TAGTTCTTCGTTCTGTGTTCTTGCCATTGTCTTTTAAGCATTTGCAAGACTTTAGCAAGACACACCCACCAATCCAAAGTTTGTAAATGCACATTAAATTTTATGCACTAATATCAAACTATTATGGTTTAATAAAGTTATTTTTTATAGAATTTTTCTACTGTGTCTGCGTAGTTCTTCCAAAATGATTTTGCATCTTCAAAAGCATCTGCGTAGAACTTAGACCAATAATTTTTAATGTCTGAATAGTTTAGCATTGTTGTCTCCGTTTTGTTTAAAGAGATATGGTGATTAACTTGATTATTTCAAGTTTAAGTGAATTTTAATTGATTCTATAATTGAATTAGCAAATTGCCATTTCCATTCTGCGTATATTCCAAAAAGTATTCCTAATATAAACCAGATCATCTTGCAGTACAAGGTATTCCCTTAGATGATACAAAAGGATTTTCAGCAAAACACATATAAACATAAGTTGACCCAGAACCATTAACTCCAGTTCCAGCAGCTCTAGGTTTAAAACCATTTGATAAATAATCTAAAGGGTTTGCGTCAACTGCTTCAACATCATTGGTATCAGGAAATAATCCATTTCTATTTCCATCATTGTATGTTTCTCTAGTACTATCTTGAATAACCCAATTAGATACACCTGCCATTCTTATTAAAGTAAGAGCAGGTTTAAATCCAGTATATACAAATGTACCATCATTTGAACCATTTCCAGTATAAGAAACAAATTTGCTATATCCTTTTAGTTCTGCAAAACAATAAGCCATAAGATTTGCACTACTATTATTACCAGACCATACTCCATGAGAAAAAACACTACTTGTTGGTGATGTGTTGTTCCATATTTGATAAGTTTGAACGTCAGCATCAAGATCTAAAAAAATATATTTTGTTGCACCTAAACTTTTATGATAGCAATACCAATTATCACCACCATTTGCTCTGCTTTTTACTATAATCATAGAAGGTGCAATACCTAACCCATGACCAACTGTAAAGTTTGCACCAGTGCCTGTGTAAGTTGCAATAGAAAAACCAGAAGTTGTATTTGAAGATACTGTTGAAGTTACAGAACCATTTGTGTTGCTTACAGTTGTATTAGCACCAAGCCAATTCCAACTAACAAAAGTAGCACCATTTCCATTTACACCAGTACCAGAACCTTGAACATATCCTGTTGAATTAAAAGATTGTATGTTTGTTGATGTTGTGGTTTCGGCATTAAAATTGTCTGTGTAATTTACTTTTGTAACTCCTCTTATAGCATCTTGAATTTCATGACTATAAGTAGAACTTCTGCTTTTAGTCCAAACTAGATCTGGTTGGAAACCAACTGTGATTGTTTGGTTAGCACCAGTACCAGTATATATAACTGGTAGAAAATATTTACTAGGTTTATCTATTGTTGTGTATGCCATAAGTTATCCAAAGTTTGCTAAGTTTTTAGTATTCAAAGAGTAATACCCACTTGGTACACTGTAAGAGAAATTACCATATCCAGCACCATCAGTATATGAATTAGCTGAGTATGGTGGGTTGCCGAAGTTTAATTGATAAACTGGACTTGCACTACCAGAACCATTACCTAGTGATGCACACATAAAATATGAACCAATAGTTATTAATGCTGAAAAATCATAAGTAAAAGTTAAAGTTCCATTTTTATACCAATAAGAAATATTATTTGTTAAGTCTAAAGCTATTCCAATAATATCTCCATCAGTATAAGTAAAAGTAGAACTTCTTAATGTTTGTGTTGCACCAACAGTAGTATAGATACCTACAGTTGGATGCCACCACATTCCAAATATAGCACCACCTTCAAAATATTGATTAGTATAACCAGTATTATCTTGAACTAAAAAACCAATTCTTGCACCTACTGTTCCTTGTTGCATATTAGAAACACCTTTAGTTTCCCAAAACCATTTTCCAGTATTAACTGCCATAGTAGCATTTGTTTGGAATTGACCACCACTATAAGAAACTTGAAGATTTCCTTCTGTTAAAGTTCCACTACCAGAAGTTGATTTATTGTTCAGTGGGTTCATAGTACAAAAATTATTAGTAGGAGTATCTGTACTCTGATCTACTGAAGTTAGATTATTTACTGTGAATGTGTTTCCGTTTCCTGAAGAATCTGTACCAAGAGATGATGAGTTTTTGAATTGCAGGTAGAATCCATTAGTTCCATAAGTACCTGTGTATGCTTTTGGTTTCCATATTCCTGTGTCTGTATCTGTTTCACCGAATGATGTTGCATCTAGTTGTTGTCCATCAATAAAAAATAAATCTGACATATAACCATCAAAATATTCACCAGAACTATCTCTACCAATGTAATTAATAATATTATTGTTAAAACTTACATCTAAATTTTGTGTAATAGTATTGTTTGTTGTCCAAGTAGTTATTTCTGTTCCATTTATATAAACTCTGCATCTGTTTTGTGCAGTTGCATTAGTTGTGTCAAAAGCAATAACAATATGATACCAAGCAGATGGATCTCTAAATACTTGAGTTGAAACTCTTATTGTACTACTTGTATTATTATAAATATAAAATCTAAGTTGATCACTTGTATTAAATCCTAGCTCATCTGGTGCAGTAGTGCTAGCACCAAATAATTGTGTTGTTATTCCTAATTTACTTCTTTTTACCCAAGCACTTAATGTAAATGTTCTTCTGTTACCAGCACTAGCAGGTGTTCTAGTTAAATTATCTGAACTACCAGAATTAAATCTTAATGAGTTTGAAACTGTATATCCACCAGATGTACTATTAGCACCTAATATTACTGGCATTTAATTTACCTTAGGAAATTCTGCTAATGTTCTAGTGTAGATTGGAGATTGCTCTGTGCCAGTATTTACATACTCATACAATGCCTTCAATTGTTCCACAGTAGTACAAGCATTAATTTGTGTTTCTTGTTGATTGCTTATTGCTCTTATTTCAGTTCTAAAATCTTGAATTGATTGTGGTATCTCAGTTCCAGTATCAGCTTTTCTAGTTACATACCAATCAGTTGATTGTAATAGTCCAGCAGTTTGTTGTTTAGATATAGAAATCTTTTGAGATTTTAAACCTTTGATAACTACTTGTTTGCCATCTTGAATTACTGGTTCGCCATCTTCATCAGTAGCATTAACATCTTCTAATTGTTTAGCAGTTGCAGTTCCCCATTTTCTAATTGCTTTACCTTTTTTAAATTCAAATATTTCATTAGTATTATTGTAATAAGATTCATCTTTAAACTTAGAAGAATCTGTTTCAACTTCATAAATACCTATTGCTTCTTTTTCTTCTTTAGACCAAGCAGTAAATATTTGAGATGAGTATTGATTATCGTTTAAAGTAAAACCTTCTGGGTTTGCAAATACTTTTACTATTTCGTTATTAATTACTAGTGCGTACATATTAAGATAAAGTTAATTTTAAGTTTCTACCAGTCTCTAACCATTTAGTTCCATTGTATCTAAATACAAATAGATCACCAAGAGATGCAGTAGTTGTTAGTGTAGGTGCAGTATCTGAAGCAAATTCATAAGCTGCGTTCCAAGTTAATGTTCTTGAACCAGTACCATCTTGAATAACAAGTAATGATACGAATTGTCCAGTAGCACCATTAGTAGGTGCAGATAAAGTTCTATTTCCACCAAGAGTTACTTTTGCAACTGGAGATGCAGATACGTCCCAAGTAATAGTTGCACCATCTGTAAGTGTTGCTTCTGGGTAATATCCACCAGAAGTAAGTTTAATTAAACCAGTTCCTTTACCAGTTAAAGTTAATCCAACATTTGTATCTCCACCTGTTGCAGATATAATTGGATTATTTCCAGTTGAATTGTTTGTAACTGTAATTTCATTTACTGCTGAAGCAGTTTTTGTAAAAGTAATATATTCATTTCCTGAATCATCAGAAATAGATTTTGCAGTTGGTATTCTAATTGTTTGAGTTGTATTTAAATATGTATCTGTAATTGTTAAAATAGTTCCAGTAGCAGTAGTTGATAATCCAGTAATTGTAACTGAAGAATCCAACCAATCAACTGTATTAGCTGTATGATTTAGTGTGCAAAGAGAAATATCATCAGCACCATCATAATATTTTAAAGTAGGTGCAGTTGAAGTTGTTGTGTCTAACCAAAGAGAATTTGCAACAGCAGAAGTTGGTCTTGTTGTTCCTGAGTTTATTGTATTGATTGCCGAAAGTACGTTGTTTAAATCTGTTCTAAATGCTGGGAAGCCTTGATTTGCTATATTGTAATCGTGTTGTGCCATAATCTATCTAATATCCTTTAACTATATAATCAAAAGTTTTACTAATTGCAGTTCCACTACTATTTCTAAAAGTTATACCAAAACCAGAAATTGTTTTACTTGTTATGTCGTAGTAATTTCCAGTTCCTAAACTTTGTGCAGTAATACCAATCGCATAGTTAGCAGAATAAAACGCATTTGTAAATGAAACTGTATATGTACCAGCACCAGAACTTATATCATTTCCACTAAATATTCTGTCAATAGCATCTACTGAAGCAGATAAATAAGAAATAACTGGTGTAGAACTTAAATCTTTTGATCTTAAAACAACTCTAAATCTAAAATATCTACCAGTATAATCTCCAACAACAAAATTTCTATATGCTGTGTAAGTTATATTATCAGTAGATGTTCCTATTTCTAAATGTGCATCACAATTAGCTGGTGTGTCTCCGTCAAAGTTTGAATATTGATCGTCAAAATTTCCTATTCTATTGTCAAAAATATCATCTAAATTATCTGCTGTTTGTGTTAAACTTGCTGTAACTCTAACTGTGTATGTTGCACCAAGATCAATTACGTTTGCAAAATCATAATAACCTTCAGAATATAAATCGTAATTTACTGCACCAGAATCAAATAATCTTGTTGTTAATGAATCAAATGTTCCTGTAGCAGAATCAAATAATTCAGAAGAATCTAATCTTAGTGTTCCATCAGAAGCAATTACATTATAAGCAGTACCTGTAAAAGAAGGAGATTCTGTTAATGAAGTTATAGATGTATAATTTCCTATTGACGCAACTGTTGTTGATATAATAGTTTCATTAGAAGAATAATTGCCAAGTTTATCTACAGCTTTAATTAAATAAGAACCTACTCTAGCAGGAACTGTTATACTTGTTGCTGGTCTTGAAACTTTTTCAACTAAAGAAACTGAGTTTTGCCATTCAGCACCAGTTGTTAATGTTGAATATCTTATTTGATAATGACCCAAATCTAAATCAGGAATAGCCGTCCAAGATAAATGTGCATCTCCACCAATTATATTACAAGCAAAATCTTCAACATCACTAGGTGGTGCTGTACCACCAATTATTGTTCTTGTTGCTTCTACATAGTCTGATGATGAACCAATGGCATTTACAGCTTTAACTCTTACATCATAAGTTTCTTGATCTATTACGTTTAATATTCTGTGATTTAAACCAGAACCCTGTCCAAATATAATCCAGTCAGTAGCAGAATCTAATTTGTATTCAATTTGGTAATAATCAACAAAACTATCTGGTGAAGCACCAATTAAAATATCTAAAGCAACAATTACTGTTCCGTCATTATACTGTATAAGTTGATCTGATAAAGTTATAGCAGTTGGTGGTTGAACTATATTTGGTTTTGGTTTTGTTGTATCTGCAATAATAGGTGCTTTTCCTTTTGAACTCCATGAATAAAATGCGTCCTGATGTTCTATTAATTTTAAGCTAACTGTTGAATCGGTATTAATTACTAGTCCAAATATTCTAAATAATTTACTACTGAAACCACCAGTGTCATAAGTTAATGCAATTAAATCTCCAATTTTTAAATTAAGTGCTTCTGAAGTAACTTGAACTTCAACAGATAAGGCATTTCTTGATCTTCTTAAAACTATTTCACAAAGTTCTTCAGCTTGATAAGGGTTTGTTATTCCACCAAAAGTAAAACTACCTTCTAATAATGTTCCGTTATCTTCTGATAATAATGTTGCATGTCTGTCCTCAACTGGTAAACCAGAATCATCAGCTGGTGGAAAAGATACTGTATCTTCTTGCCACTCTTTATCAGGATTAACAAATGTTCCTACAACTCTATTGTATTTGGTATTTTTTTTCTCTCCATAGATTTTAATTCCACCAATAATGTTATCTTTATTAAGTGTCATTACAGAAGAAGCGGCATCTTCAATAATTAAAAAATATTTACCTTCTGTGTAAGTAAATATAGCCCTCATCGGATTTAAAAGTTCTCTTACATTATCAATAACTTTTTGCTCTGTATCTATGACTATATTAGTTGTAAATAAATCTATGTTATCAATACTGTCTCCTTGACCATCATTAAATAATGTTGATAAATTGCTTACCCAAGTAGTTCCGTTAGTTGAATATTCAAATAACATTTCTTCATAAGAATCTGCATTACCATGATAAATAACAATAGGATATTCTGTGTTTGCAATTAAAGATATTCCTGAACTTGTTACTGTTGTTTCAGCTGGGTCAACATAGTATGTTACCATTTCTCCAGTCTGTTCGCTAAATTCTTGATAAGAATAAGGTGCTGGTGCTGTATGTGTGCCTGAGTTATTAACTTTTAAATAACTAGAGATTGTTCCATCTGTAAATGATGGTGCGTCTTGTAGAGTTGTAATAAATGTAGATAATTTTTGTCCAGCAGTACCTAAATATACTAAAGATGAATCACTAGATGTTGTTCTAAAATAATAAGTACCAGTTGCAGATGGTCTAAAATAACCTTTAAATCTAAATGATGTATTTTTTTCACAACTTAAATTTGTTATTGCAGTATATGTTTTGGTAACTGTACTATTTACAATTTCCTTTATGCCATTAAAGAAATCTAAACTATCTCTAAAATAATCTTCATATTTCTGTCCATATAATCCAACTGAATCTGTTAATGAATTTGTGTATGGTGGAACTTGTGTTTCGCAAGTATTTGCTGAACCTTTAAATGTATCGTAATTAGTTTCAAATGCAGAATTTGGTAAACCTTTTCCATATCTTGCGTTTCTAAGATAATCTAAAAGACATAAAGCTGAATTATCAGAATAAGCCCAAGTAGATGCTGTATCTTGTCTATGAGAACCAGAACCACCTTTAGTTGAATCTAGTCTTGGGTCATAAACTTTAACACCTTTAATTACTACTTTAACTTCTGGTAAAGAATTAAAAGCATCTTGATTCCATTTAAATTTAAAAGCTAAATAAGCAACACCAGATAATTTATGATTATCTGTCCATAATGTATTTTCTTTTAAAAGAGTTGAAGC